TGTCCTAATTGTGTAAGTAAGCTACTCATATCGAGGCGATGTTATATTAGGGTGTAGTTAAGCCGTCAAGGAAATCTTGGTAATCACCTACTTCTTCTTCACGAGCGTCAAGGAAGTAAGGCAGGTCGTTCCAAGCAGTTGATCCGTCACCTATCTTAATTCTGTTTCGTGTAGCATCAATCTCGATTCCAAGTTCACCTTCAAGAAGTACAGGGTTAGCTGACGACCAGTTGGTTGCGGTATCTCTTCTAAGTTGTATTCTTTTACTAAAAGTAGCCATTTGTTACGCTCCTCCTCCGTTGTAAACATCTAAATTATTACTAGCAGTTGCCCCTAACGAATCAATCTGTGGGTCACTCAATGCAGCGTTACCACCACTTAGACCGATAATGTCTGGGTCTGATGTAATAGAATCTGTAATAGCTTTAGCTGCTTGTGTAGTAGCGACTGCTTCAGCCACTCCTTTACTAGCAACATTACTAAGTGTCCGGTACTGAGCAGACAGCGGGTGTGGACGAACTATTTGTCGGATAGGCATATCAGCACTTCCACCTACGCAACGCTAAAGCTTTACGAGTTGGTCTACCTTTGCTGTCTTTCATCGGTCCTTTAACTCCAGACATCCGAGCACAAAAGGAACGCTTTCTAGGACCACCACCAGGCTGAGGAGCTTTCAGATTAGAACCAGTAGCACGATTGTATTTAGCTCTACCTTTAGCAGTTAACCCACCCTTACGGGACTTCTCACCTCTACCGAGGGATAGTGAAACAGACTTAGCCATTACTTCTTCTTCGGAAATCCACGCCTCATATTAGCGTAAGCTTTAGCAGATATAGTAGACTTCTTCTTACTACGGCTAATACCTAGTTTTTTCCTTCTGTTTATGTTGTAATATAATCCTTTTGGCATATCTATTTCCTCACTAATATTTCCATCATACGGTCTAATTTACCGTGAACTTCTTTAATTGCTTCCTCTACCTTAGCTATACGAGATTCAACAGCTATATCTCTTTCCCGTTGAGCAGCTAACTCTACCTCTATCTGTGTCATCCGTTTCTCACCTAGGTCTAACCGTTCGATCAAGCGTTTAATAATCCAACCGATAATTGCTAAACCAACAGCTAATACAGTGTTAAGAAGTCCTGATAGAGAATCGATCATTATGAACCTTGTATGAACAGAGCTTCTTGAGTGATGCTATCAGCTGCGTTTCCACATTCCCCTGTAATTTTTATATCCACAGCTCCTGTAGTATCAGCACTACCAGTTGTGGAAATAGCTCTAATAATTGAACCATTTAAAACAAACTCAATAATAAGTTTCTGAGACGCTCTTGTACCATCTTGGAATATCCAAATATCTGCAATCCAATCCCCACTCAAAGGCGTTGTTGTAATAAAACTATCTGATAGTAATGTCCTTCCTTGAGTTCCAAAATTAAATTCGATTACTTTTGTTCCGTTTGTACCTGTTATTGTACCTAATGCTTTGTAATGTAAAACACCTGTCTTACCCATCCAATCAGCGGGTAGTGTATAACTTATTAAATCTGTTTGTGTCGTTGAACTACTCGCAACTTCTGTCGTACTAGCAAACAATTTAGACATACTCCTTTGAGTGCCTGTACCAACATCGTTTATTTCGCCATCTCTTGATAATGAACTAACCCTTGTATTTGATGCGTTAGCTGTTAGATCGATACTTATATCGTTTGCATCTTCTGTATTTACACAGATAAGATTATCTAAATTAATATTGTCAGCAGAGGTAAGAGTAAGGTTAGGTTTACCACCGTTCACAACACCGCCTAAAATACTGTTTGTTACTTTTCTATATGTCCCACTAGCACCTAATTGTATAGCGTTAGTTGGAAATGTTTTCCCAGATGGGTAATCAACATTTGCTTGAATATCCCAAGCGTCCCCGCCTTCTATTCTAATAGCAGAATATACTAGCCCGGTGTTAGCTGTTCCTGTGCCTGTGCCTGATCCTGTAGCTGTAAAAATCGTGCCTTCATTATTATCCGCTGACCCAATCAAAGTAAAGTCAGTAGTACCAGCATCTACTATTTGATAGCTTACTCCAACTTGAAAATTACCAGCAGTAACCTCAGTATTATAAGAAGGAGCTATGTAATTAGGGTTTACAACTATTGCGTTCAGTTTGTTATTTTTAATTACTGTATTAACATCGTCGTCGTGCCTAAATTCAACAGCGTGAGTATCAGAATTGTGGGATACTACATTAAAAGTACAAGCTTCCAGTGTTCCGTGGTTTGTTGAATCGTAAGGTGTAACTCTAAGGGCTGCATAACTTGAACGATCAAACACACTTACATTTATGTTTCTATAGATTGCACCGTTATTGATAGTAACAGCAGATGTTAGTCCATTTACTCCACAATCATAAGAATTAACAGTCGCTGTAATATTAAAAATACTATGTTGACCTGTAGCAGTATTGCTCAAACCCATGAATAATGCCCGTGCATTTTCAGAACCACCATTAATTTCACCAAGAGAAAAATCATTTATAGTAGCACCATGTGAAATAACAGACACCAAATCATCGTATGTATACCCGCTAAATGTACTAGCTGTTACCTTAGTACAATCTTCAAACTGTGGTCCACCACCTCCTGAACCTCCTGCACTTGTAGTTGTAGAATGAATGTGTCTTATAGAAACATCAGAACAACCCATAATTTGTACAGTATTACTTTTTGTTTCGTTTACATGGATTGTATCTATTTCGATGTCTGAACAATTCAATAAGTAAACACCGAAGCCTACAAGATCAGGGTCTGTTTGATTTGAAGCGTTACCTTCAATACTAAAGGAACCTTTTAAAGAAATCTTACTCTGGCTACTCGATGCAAAGACTACAGCTCTTGTAGAATCAGCTACAGTAAACTTTGTATTTATACCTGCAAATATTAAAGTACGATTCGATGGAATGGTAAGACCTACATTTACAGTTATAGACGATCTGTAAGTAAGTGTATTTCTATTACTTATTAAATAATTACCTTCAGGAAAGTAAATAGAAGAGTTAGCGTCAATAGCAGCTTGAATAGAAGCTGTATCATCGTCCGTGCCGTTTCCTGTAGCTCCGTAATCCAACACATTAGCAACATCAGCAAAACGATCCGCAAGAGTTCTAGCCGTGGTTGAAAGAGAAGCAGTAACATCGTACCCACCTAGTGATACAATAGCAGGACTACCACCAAGAGCTATAGCGTTGTCTATGGTTTGATCAGTGTAGGCTTTGCTAGCAGCATCTCCATCAGCAGTAGGAGTACCAAGGTTTATTATCTTGTTACCTTCAGCGTCGTAGTTAGCTCCACCTTTTTTGTTAAGTAGCTCATTACCAGTACCTTCTGATGCTTCTTGTGATACAAATAGATTGTGTCTGTACGCTTCATCTAGTTCATTCTCTGTAAGTACAGAACCGTCAACAAAATCTACAAGCGGGGAGAAATCACCACGACTATCACGATAGATTCTTATCTCAGCACCAGCAGAAGGAGCCGTGTTAAAACGAATCTTAGTGGGAGTAGGAGATGTTACGATTGTGTAGTTTGTTACAATAACATCGTCTACCTTGACCTTGACATGTTCGTCTCTAAGGTATTCAAAAGAAAAGTTGTAGTCAGTCTGAGAGGCGACCGCTGTGTAGTCTACATAGGTGTTTGCCATGATAATATATTATTAACTATTGAGTTAGGAGTTCAAGCACTTAGTCACTGACTTATAATTTCAAAAGGAGACATAGGTCTGATCTGAGGTGCTTGTATAGTACCTCTTGCTTGTAAAATAGTATTTAGATTCTCTTCCTTATCGTTAATGAAACTACTAAGGAATAACTTATCTTTTAAAATATCTTTTCCAGTCTGATTGTAATAATCTCTCAATAACTGATCTAACTCTTTTAAACCTTCATTAACAAAAGCACCGTCTTTTTCCTGAAAGCCTTTATTGTATTTCTTGTTCCAATCAGCACTAGTGATTAACTCATTAACAGCTTGGTTTATATTTAACTTACGACCTTTCTTATATAGTGTGGTCATCTTTAACTTTTGATCGAAAGCGTAAGCTAATGTTATTCCCTCTTCATTTATGAAATCTGTCATCGGTAGTCTATCTGCTATATTACTAGGCTTTCTAGCTATGTTACCGTGTGTGTCAGTTGCTACTATTTCATCAAACAGAGTCCTATCTAAAGGTTTCCTGGGTGCTTGCCTTACTATCGTTTGAGTAACCCATGTATGTGAACTTTCTAAGTCTTCACCTAATAAGTCCGTTTTTACATTAGGAGTGCCTAGACCGAAAGCTGCGTAAGCAAATCTCTCCCAGTACCCTTGTCCTCTTAAATCCGGTACACCGTCCTGAAGTATTGTTTGAGTTATCTTTCTAGCTTGTGCAGGAATAGGTACATAACTAGCTACTAACCTAGCCACAGCATTCTTTGTTACATCTCCTTCAAATTTAGCTATCTCTTGTGCGGTCTCTATACCTTGTGCTAACGGCATGGCTTCAGCTAACTTTTTAAAAGAAGCACCAATAACAAAGTCTAGTGTCTGATCTTTAGTAAGTATAGTCTGACCAGTCTCTCTCTCCATGTTTTTTATCCTAGCCCATGTCATAACATCAGCAGCTAGAGCTATAGGGAACGACCAAGGTAATGCAGCTGAATAGTCTGATCCCATGATTTGAAAAGACTCTAGCTTATTCTTCTGTCTTTGGTCCGGGGTCAACCATTCTAATGAACCTGTAGCAGCACCGGATAAAGCAGCTGTACCTCCTATGAAATATAAAGAAGTAGATAACAAACTATCAGTTATAATTTCTTCATTATACTTAATACGCCTTGCTTCAGCTTGTGACTTCCTCCGTGCTAGGTCGTCTATTTCAACTTGTATGTTCTTAGTGGCTTCAGGGTCTGTAGTTTTCCTAAGCCTTTCATACTGTGTTTTTAGCTTACGATCTAATTCTTTTATCTTTTTACTGAACGGATTCGCTAGTGATTTAACACCAGGCGTAACGGCTAAAGGAGCTACAGCAGGTGATAACGAAAACCTAGCACCTCTATATACAGCACGAATAGGAACACCTATGTAAGGAAGTAAAGCGTCTATTAAAATAGCTAACTTACCGTCGTCATTACTTAAATCCTTCAACTTTTTAATAAGTTTCTCAGCTGAGTTTATAGGCATATCTTCTAAATCACCGTCAGCAGCGAATAATAATTCTTCTCTAATTTGGTTTACTGTATCTTCAAAGTCATGCTCATCTGCCAATACAGCCAATCCATCACTATCTTTCCAAGCGTTATCGTACAACTCATCAGCTTTCGCTTTAGCTTTAACCGGATCATTCGGGAACTCTAGTAAAGCTTTCTTCTGAGACTCAGCGTATAACCTACCTTTAATTAACTGTCTCTTAAAAACTGAGTCCACAGTCTGTATACCTCTAACACCAAGAGTCCACAACTGAAAGAACTGACCGTTTTTAATAGCGTTAGTGAACCAGTTAGTTGTATTTTCTAAAGCTTGTACTCTTCTTTCAGCTGACTTATACGCCCTAGCTACTAAAGCATGTTCACCTCTAGGCATTGATCTTGGGTTTATTTCATCAGAAAGTCTACCTGCTCTACCGTCCACTGCTGATATATTCTCAACGAAAGTACGACGAGCTTCAGCCCATAAACCTTTTAGGTCAGATATAACTTTAAAAGCACCCGCTGCATCAGTCATTGCTAATCTAGTTCTTACAGGCAGTGTAGAGTTATAAGGATTGTACAGAAATGTAGATACAGGTCTAAAGAATTGTTTAGCAACCGCTCCTATACCTGTAGGCACACCTGCAAATACAGAAGGAAGCTGGTCGATTAGAGATAGTTGTCTAGCTAACCTAATATACCTAATTCCTTTTGTTAACAAACCTGCCCCGTCTGCTTCTAAAGATTTGTAGAAAGCCTCCTCTAATTCTTTAAAGGCTCTAGCTGTTAATCGCTCTTCCTCAATTTGTTTCCTAGCTCTATCTAAGTCAGCTAACTTTTGACGCATCCTAGCTTTAGAATCTGCTATCTTCTTTCTAAGCTCTTGTGATCCAGCTGGTTTAGTGGGTGCTTTAGGAGTAGGTGTTACTTCAGCTCTTACCTCACCTATAACACTGCGTCCCTCAATATCAGCTACTCTAGCTAGTTCTTTCTCCAACTCAACAACAGCTAATGCTTCTTTCTCAGCTTCTCTATAGTAAGCTACTTTAGCTTCTAGCTCCGCTATCCTTGGGTCTTTCTTCTTTTTCTTTTTAACTTTTAAACCAGCAGCTTCTTCAGCAGCATCTATATCAGCAAACCTTTTACGCATTGTTTCGAGTTCGCCTTCTAGTTTACTTCTTTGTTTCTCGTAAGCTTTTCGCAGTTGTTCTGCTTTATATTCGTCAGACATTTGTACTCGTGCTTTATCGATTTCATTCACACGATTACGCATATTACTACGCAGGAATGCTATGTCTTTATTTAATTGTTCTACCCTACCTGGTGCTTTCTTTGGTCCTGTAGGTTTAGGTGTTATCTCTTCTCGTTGTCTACCTAGAGGTCCTGTTTCTATTTCTAATAGTCTAGCCCTTTCAGCTTCTAAGTCTTTTATCTTCTTTATTTCAGCTTGAGCTTCCTTATAGAACTTAATCTTATCTTCTAAATCTTTTACCCGTGGGTCTTTTTCTTTTATTTTAGCAGGTATAAGTTCTTCAGGTTTTTTACCAAATGTAGTACGGAGCCCGTCTAACTCTTGCTGTAAAGTATTAAGTTTATTGTTTATTACTTTCTCAGCTTGCTCTGCTTGGAACTCTTCGGACATCTCACGCCTAGCTTTATCTATATCAGCCAGCCTTTGCTTAATGTTACTTTTAACAGCAGCTATTCGTTTTCTAAGTTTAGCAGCTTTAATGTTTACTTTCTTAGGACCTGTAGGTTTAGGAGTAACCGCTGCTCTTTGCTCACCTAGTGGTGCTACATCTAACTCAGCTACCTTAGCCAACTCAGCTTCAAGCCTCTCTAACTCTAAAGCATCAGCTTCAGCTTGTTCGTAAAACTTTATACGTTGTTTTAAGTCTTTAATGTCTGGGTCTTCTTTAAGTTCTTTAGCTTGTTTTTTTGTTAACTTAGTAGGATCACCAAAGCGTTGTTGTAGTTCAGTTAGTTTTTCTTGTAGCTTCTTCTTACGCTTACCTAAACTTTGCTTTACCTCCTTAGTAGGTTTCTCAACATCTATTTCATCCGCTGCTTTTGTTTCTTTAAATACTTCTATAAATTCATCTTCCTCAGTTTCTACTGGTTTCCTCTGTCTACCTTTTAACTGATCCGGTATAGCTAAGTACTCATCGAACATAGCTTGTATATCAGCTTCATCACCATCGACTACACCTCTAGTTTTAGCTTCTAATGTAGCTTGTAATCTAACCAAAGCCTCATCTTGTAAGTTAGCTCTCTCACTGTATTTAGTAGCCCAAGCATACTGATCTGCGTCACCTCTTTGTGATTGTACAACTCTAGCCCCTAAAGTATTCAACCAATCGACAACCTTAACATTAAGAGTACGCATGAACTTTATTTCATTTAATAAAGCATTAGCTATGTTTTTATCTGTAGGGTTTTTAGTGAATACTCTTATTAGACCGTTTACTGTGCCTAAAGTTTGATCGTATATTCTTTTACCTTCTCTATTAATTCTAGCTGATTCTTGAGAAGCATTTCCAGTCTCAGGTGTTATGTCTAAATTTTTTATTCTAAGTAACAAACCATCTAAAGCATCTTCTCTTTTATCCTCTACCGTTCTTTCTCTAGTGGGTGGTTCTTCTACAACAGGTTCTTTTGGTTCCTTAGATTTCTCAGGCTCTAGTTTCTCAGAGGGTTCTTCAATAGGATCAGCTTCTTCATCCCGTACTACTATCGGACCCTCCTCTTCTAACTTAGCTGTTACATCCTCAACCTCTGGGTCTACTTCTTCTTTTACTGTAGGGTTAGTTTCCTGTTTAGATAAAGCAGCGTCTGCATCAACAATCTGCTGGATAGAATCATCTAAAGCAGCTTGAGCTTGATTAATATCTTGTATCTGTTTTAGTGCTTGATGTCTTTGATTTGACTTGGCAGCTTGTACAGCACCGCCTCCAATCCCAAAAGTAACTTCCGTAGGTAAAGGTTGTTCAGCTTCTTCTACGACTTTCTGTAGTTCCTGTTTCTTTTGTTCTAAATTTTCTTTTGCAGATTCGACAGCTTCTTTAGCCTTACCTCTTCCCCACTTACCTGTCCTAGCCCATACTGTAAACATGGTATTAAAACTACCACCAGCTACAGACGAGAATATATAATCGTAAGTGTTTCTATCGGTCCCGTTTAGTTGTGCTTCTATTTCCTGTCTTAAAGCTGACTCAGCTAGACCTAGAGCAGAACCACTCATAAAAGTTTTAACACCGTTTACTACAAGTTCCTTACCCTTCCATGCGTCAGCTGCTCCAATACCAGGACTCAATCTAAATATTTTATCAGCTGTCTTGGTTACTAACCCTACTCCAAAAACAGAAGCAGCTATAGCTTCACCTGCTGAGTATTCATCTTGCAAGCCAAACTCTTTACGAATGCTTTGACCTATGAAATTAGAGGTAGCCCAAATACCAGCCTCTGTTACTCCAAATCCTATTAAGCCTCCAACAGTACTAGCTGGTTCAGGAGTAGCAATACCGATAGCTGACATCTTTTTAGCACTACTCAACCACTTCAATACCTTCTGTGAGTTATGTAGTTTAGTAGCTAACAGTCCTGCACCTATTTCACCAGTAGCACCTAACCCAGTTCCTAGTAAATATTTACCCGTGCTTATCTCATCTTCCGCTATAGTGACAGCCTCTATAACATCAGCGGGTAACTCTTCTTGTATATTAACAGGAGGAGTTATTGAATTTAAACCTGGCTCGGATTCTTGACCAGCAGGTTCGTACTTAAAAGTTTCTAGCGTACCTTCTCTATTAGCACGCCTAAGCTCCTCCATGTAACTACTCATTAATAAAATACTCGTTGAGCGTTAGCAAATATCTCTAAAGTTTCTTTGTTAAAAATTCCTAGCTTTTGATATATAGCTCTTATTTCTTTTTCCTCCTCAGTCAACTCTTCTTCTCTAGCTAAGTCTTTTTCTATAATACCATCCCATTCTAATAGGTATCTATTAAGTTCAGAATTACTGTAAAATAATTTAACATCAGCTCCATCCATGCCTGTTAGCGATAACATGTCAGCACTTTGAGGATCGAATCTATCAAAGCCATGTCTAGCAAGAGATAACGCTAAAGAACTAGTGTGATTATATTCCACCATTCTTTTTCTATTTCTATTAATTTCAGCTCTATTTGTTACTCTATCTTTCTCTAGTGATGCATACCTAATCCCCTCCACCTCCATTTTTCTAGCTTGTTCAGCTGTATAGGCTGGTTCAGGGTCTCTTGATATAATTATAGAAGATGCTTTAGCTATACCCTCATACCTGCGAGATTCCTCATCCATTAACTCAATAGAAAAAGCTTTCAGTTGTTTATCTCTTTCTACAGGTTCTAAGTCTTTTAACTCTATAGCTTTATCTTTTAATTCAGATAACACATAGGAAATAGATTCAGGTGAATATAAGTCAGCAGTTTGTGATATGTTAAGTTCTTGAGCTTCTAAAGATTTTGCTTTGGACTTTAATTGTGCTCTTAGAATCATAGGTACATTTTGAAAGTAATCTTTCTTTTGCACATAATTACCAGCTGTCAGTCTTTCCGACTCTTCCAGTAACTCCTCAAACTTTTCTACACGACCACCCTGAGAAGCAATCCAACCTTTCCAAGGAACTTCTTCATCCGGGTTATCTCTTACATACATCCTAAACTTTTCTAGTTCTTCTTCCCTTACTTCAGGATCAGCTATGTTAGCAGGTTTAATAGAAGCACCGACTGCACTTACCTCTTCGTAGTCTTTAAGAGCACCTTGAGCTATAGGAAAATATAGAGCAGCTGCTGTGTCGCTTGTGCTTCCTAGTTCGTCGAGTATATTTAAAAAGTTCTGACCTAAATCACCAGGTCGTGTGGATTCAGCGAAAGCTCTATCAATATACGCCTCTACTTCCTCCTTTTTTAATTTAGGCATTATAGTACTTATAGCAGAACGCATAGTATTTAACTTAGCGTCCGGCATATCATCTTTTTCAGTGATGTTACTAGCTGATATAACAGAGTAAATCTTACCACCAAGTATGCGTCTTTTCTCTGCTGTCGAGTCTGTGGTTACTCTTGATAATTCTCTATTAATATCACTCAGTATAGGTGTTAATTGTTTAGCTGCTTCTTTAGTACCGAATACCTTAACCTTACCTTTTAATTGTATAGCACGCATTGCATCGTACATAGACTTCGCATCACTCGCTCTATCTTGTGCTAATAATAATTTTAGATTAGCAGCAAAACCGTCAACTAGTAACTCGTTGCGTCTAAACTTATCAACACCATCTTCTGATAAACGCTCTTCGTAATTGTTGGCTATGTCTGTAAGTATAGCAGTATCAAAACCTTTGTCTCTCGTTGCTATATTAAGTGTTTGATTTAACTGATCTCCGGTTTCTTGTTCAATTACCCTTTGCCTGTGCTCCTCGTATTGCAGTGCTAATTTATTCTTTACTGGATTAGTAACTACACTCCATAGAGCTTTACCTGCTAAACTATTAGCAACATCAGGACCAACTTCTTGAACCAAACCGTCCCACTCAGACTTCAGTAAATTCTGTAAACCCTCATTAAACTGTGCCTTGTCTTTTGAGTTTAACAAATCAGCAGCTTTATCTGTAAGGCTAGGCAACATAGTGCTATTGATGTGTCGTTTAAGTAACGCATCTCTGTAAGCTCTGTCTCTGTTGGTAGTAGCTAACAAGCTGAATCCGTCTACATCCTTCTGCTTCTTCAGTTCAGCTATAACATTCTGTTCTTCTACAAGTGCAGCTTGTTCAGCACCGATCTGTTCTTGTTGTTTCTGTAAAGCACCGTACTGCTGTAGTACCGGATTTATCTGACTAAGAGCACCTGCTAACTGTTGTAACTTATTAGTCCCAGCCTTCTGCACCTGAATGCCGTACTGACCTGCTCGTTGAATGGTAGGCTGAATACCAGGAGCAACATCCCCTAGTCCTTGTACTTGTACTCGTTCCTTAGCCATTATGGTGTAGTTGTTTTAGGAGTTTTAGGTATCCTACTTTGTATATCAAGTCCTGTACGATAACCACCTAGACCAGAACTAACAGCACCTAACACAGCACCTAAAGGACTTGGTCTATCTATTGGTTGTGACAATCCGATCATTCGTTGTTGTGTAGCAAACCCTGCTTGTTCAAGTCCTAAGCCTGTACCTAATGCTCCTAGCTCTTGCTGTCTTAACAAAGCACTACGATACCCAGCTTCTTGTCTCATATAGTCATCCATCAAAGCTTGAACAGATGCACCTGCTACCCCAGCTTCTCCAGCTGATACTCTAGCTCTAGCAAGTGCTGCTTGTGATTTACGACTGACTTGTTCAAGTTCTCGTCCAACAGCTTCCTGCTCCTGTGCTTGACGCATACGAAGGGAGGTTTGTTCTTGTAGGAATCTCTGACGCTCCGCTGCTTGTGCTTGCTTCTGATACGCTTCTTGTTGTTTAGCCATGCGTCTTTGACCAGCAAACTGAAGAGCAGACGAACCAACACCGATAGCAGCAGTAGTAGCAGCAATACCTGTAGAAACCGCTGCTGCTTTTGTAGCACCTAACGCTAAACCTATCGCTGCAAAACACATAACAATTACTTCCTCTCTAATATAAATGACAGATAGTTATCGTACTGACAATCGTTAAACTCAGCACCTAACCACTCCAACCATCTAATGCTCAGTGTGTTAGTACGCATAACAAAGTTAGTTAAGTAATCAAATCCTACTAGTAGTTCCTGCATCCGCTCCTTAGAGTGCTGCAAGAAGAACTTCTTAATCTTTGGTAATCTTCTAGTACCTAATAACCAAGCACTTCCGATGTTAGTACCAGTGATAGGAGCTACTCCAAAGGAGCAGTACAGATAGTTGCTATCATCCTTTACACTGTAGCACTTGCTGGATGTGGCATACGACATATACACAGCATCTCTAGGGTGGGACATCAATCCAAGAATCTCTAACATATCTTCCTCCCGTAAGTCTTCGTACAGATCAGGAGCATCCATATCAAGTTGTGCTTCATCTATTCTAAGCTCCATATCTTCTGCTCCTCGGTATCATCATGGATTCAAACTCTGCAGCTAACAACTTAACGGGCAAGGCAGAACTACTCTTCACTTCGATTGTTACATCGTTTGGTTGTGCTTGTACAGGGAATCTGAAGTGTCCGTCTTGTGGGGTGAAACTGTTAAGTGTTAAGTCAGCACCTAGTATATCAGGATTAAATGCGTAGCTGTAGGTGTCTCTAAATTTAGGAGTTACTTCCACAACAAAGTGTCCGGTCTCTGCATAGTTTAAGCTACCACTACGGATCGTTTGGAAGGTGTAATCAGATGCACTACGACCTCCTCTTTCTGTTGGTTGCTTCAGTGTCTGATCGGAGAACTTGTACAACATATTGTACGGGATACCTGCAAAGAATGGAACAGATGTTATATCTCCACTGACTGTACCTTCGGTAGCTGATGTTCTAGTGAATGCATACTTGTGTCCGTTTTTACTGAATATCTCAACATCTACTGGATCGTAAGGAAACCCACTGATCGTAGTAACACCACCACTAAAGCTAGTGCTTAGTATAGTATCACTGCTATCTATCCTACTGTCTAAACAGATAGTATAAGTTAAGTCCGTGTCCTGTAGATCGTTCTCTAGTGGTAGTACTTCTAGGTAGGTGGATGTAGCATCGTTAGTTACCAAGTGTAAGTTAGACTCGATAAAGTCCAATCCGATAATATCTCTACTAAGTGTGAACTTCTGCCAGGCTGATTGTATCTTCTCTTTACCCTGCCAAAAGAACTTGTACACACATATCTCTTTTCTGTTCTGATTGTTAACCAGTGCTAGTACATTCTCAACAGCAGTACCAACCATAGCGATAACATCTGATTGTATGTAAGTAGGTACTTGAGCTGTTACTTCTGCTGCGTCGAAGATATTAGTGTCGTTGTCTACATAGTACTCAGTGACTCCTGCATATTCGTTCCGTTTGAATGGGAAGTATACATAGTTATTCAGTACGATTGGACGAACCTCTGGTGTGGAACTGTATTCAGTAGCTGGTGTTATACTTACTGTCTTAGGTGTTAACAAGTCACTCCCTCTAAGTACGAACTGTGTATTCTCAGAGAACAACAACAACTTCTCTTGGAATGGCACAGCGTGTTTAAGTACTGATACTTTTGTGTGACTGACTCCTACATCTATCCTGGCACTATCTAACAGTTGTAGTACAGTAGCCCTCCAAAAGTTAAAGTACTCATCTGCTTCACTGAACACAACACTATTGTTAGTCAGTATACCCAGACGATTCTTAAAGAAGAACATATCGTTTATCTTACTGCCTACAAATGTAGGAGCTGGATTCGTGTCGTCGTCTCCTACCAATCGGTCTGACCAATCAGCAACATCTAATGTCCAGTTGGTAAATGTAGCATCTGGTATTAACTGTAGAGGCATAGTGGTAGCGTTGATGCTTACTTTTATACCTTCTGTTTGACTAACCCAACCTACTGTTTCCTCCCAAGTGCCTTCTCCGAAGTCATCACCATCTTTAGTCCTAAACTGTACATAGTAATCATCTTGGACTAGCTCGGTGTCTCCTTTTACTTTAACACGAAATTCGTTAAAACACTTGACAGGTAAATCAGTAATATTAGCTACTTCTTCATATACAGCACCTAAACCTTGATCTGCTAAACCGTCACTAGTTCTAAGTCTAAACGGAGAAGTGTGTGATAGTTTTATAACAGCATCTTTTCGTTCCACTGTGCCATTAAATGCACTTACTGTTCCTAACACAGCCGTTGCTTCTGCATCATTTCCTCCGGACGGTGGGGCAGCTATAGTAATAATAGGTGCAGAAGCATAGTTACTCCCTCCGTTGGTTATAATGACCTCAGTTACTGATCCTCCTGTACTAACAGCAGCAATAGCAGCAGCACCTGAACCTCCTGTACCTGTATTATTAAAAGTAACAGCAGGAGGATTAGCGGGGTCGTAATTGTTACCAGCGTGTGTAACAGTAGCGGAAGCTACAAAGTCAGCATCACCTCCGTTTTGTAATTCATCAAATAACTGACCAGCTATTGTTTCAGTATCCGCATCACTACCTCCGTTAGCTACGCCATCGCCTGATAGAATCTCATAAGTTTCTTCGACATCGTCACTAGTACCAAATTCTCCGTCAGCACCTGGGTAGTGGGCGTGTATAGCATACTGCTTATCGTAGTCACCTAGTTTAACAAATACTAAAGCTTCATACCCAGAGTTACTAAGACTTACAGAATATGTATTACCTAATGATACTATCTGTTCTTTGTTCGCTATGAATGTATAGTCTGCAACGGTCAGAGCTTTAACATCAGTACGGGGAGTAGTAACATTATTTAAGTAGGTCTGAGCATTGGCTGATATACTAACTGTCTTCTCAGATCCATCACTCAGATCAAATAAAGATATATCATTGTTATCTATAACAGCAGCAAACTGATTATCATCATCTCTATCTATAAAGTGTACAAATGCATCGTTGCTTACTTTACTTGTGAACAGCTTGCTTGTGTGTCTTGTATTAGGACGCTTTACCAATCCTTCTACAACAGTAGCCCAAGCATTAATCTGCTCATCACACTGTCCAGGATAACGAAGATTGTCAGGCTGCTGCGATACGCCCTGTGCTAGGTTAGGTACACTGTTTACTAACAGAGGCATCGCTTATCTATCTAATACTCTTAGTACGCTGTAGTGGTCAAAGATAGTTCTGTCTGCATTCTCAGAGTCACTATCGATAGCACGGGCTTTAGCTTCTATCTCGTCTCTCAAAGCAAACCCTTCAATCTCTCTACTGCCTAAGAATCTGTTAGCAAAGATACGAGCTGCTTTAACTGTGATGTAGTGTCTGAACTGCTCAGGCATATCTGTAAATGCTAACTCAAAAGTGATGGAGGCTTTAACCTCCTTGGTCCATACATCCGTGTGATTCTTTCTATCGTATAGAGTAAGTCCACGCTGTACTGGATCACTGTCTGTATAAAGTTGTGGGTCTAAGTCTACCTTCAGTGTGTTACTAGGTAATGTAATCTTAGATGTGGAAGCGTCAGGAGTCAGGGTGTATTCGTGTTCTGTATTGAAGTGCCAACCCTCTGACTGTATGGCTTTACTGGTTTCGTCCAGCACTGCTTCCGCTTGTACGACTGTTACTGGAACTGCTGTTCCTCCTAATGTATTTACTGGTGCTTCTCCAATAACGGAGATCATCGTGTTTACTGCATTTAGTTTAGTCGTAAGTGCCATAGCTGTATATAAAAAGTAATCCCGATGGAGGGAGCGGAACGAATCACAGACCTCCCAACACCGAGAGAAACGGTTATGCTACTAATTCGATAGCACACTCAGGACGGAGAACTCCGTGACCCATAGCATACTTAGCAACAAATAGCGTACCTTGACGCTCGATCTGATACTCGGATTCGGTAGCAAGATCAAGCAACTTAACGGTTCCGACAGCAGCGGAGTGAGAAACAATACCAATGCTGTTACGGAAGTCACCGTTGTATCCGATACCACCTGAACCAAACACATCGTTAGCAGACTCACCGTCTCCGGTGGAAGTACCACTAAGGTCAGTTGATGGGATGTGGTTGGACTTGAAGATGCTGATACCAGCGATTTGTGGGATCGATCCAGTAGCCAATCCACCTTGACCTCCGATGTCAGCGTTAACTGCGGAAGTAAGGGAGAAGCTGTTGGAAGCGTCAGCACCAGTGATTAACTTGTAGTAATCCTCTGGACGAAGAACGCAGAAACGACCGTCGCTAGGAACATCATTTTCGTCAAGCTTTTGAGCGGCTGTGAAGAATGCAGCAACAAGATCAGCACCAGTGATAGCAGCAGGAGTACCTGGAGTATCGCCAGCAGAGAAATCGTTGTTAGCAACATCAAGCTGACCACCAACTTTACCGCCAGTAATAACAGCAGATGAACGGGCAGCAGCGATGAACACTTTAGCAATAGCTGTGTCGAAACGAACTGCAAGAGCCTTACCCAACTCGTTAGCGTATACTGAACGAATGTCGTAGTGGTTCTTTACATCGTCGATGTTAGCCAAGAAAGTGGAAGCAACAAGCATCTTATCGATGGTGATGATTTGCTCTGCCTTCTTGATGTCACTGAGGTAACTGTTACCAGCGTCAGCAATGTTTTCACCAGGAGTGTGGTAAGAAGCAGAAGCAATTCCGGTTACTGGGAACTGAGCTGACTTTCCAGACTCAATGGTACGAATGGTGTGTAGGGGCTTAAATACATTGCTCTCTTCAAAGGTCTGCAAAATCTCTCCGCTGAACTTTTTAAGAAACAAGGCATCTGCATCTCCAGCAGAATTAATCTGACCTACACGACTGGGGGAGGTATCTCCGTTTGCCATAATATATGATCTCCTATGTTATAAGTTATTGAATATGTGATGATTACCGGTGACTTTCACATCTTTCGTCTTCACAGGATTGTCCTCCGCAGAGGGTCGAGGGACTAGTTGTTGCTAGTTGTCGATTAAATTTAAGTATAAGTAAAAGGGAAAAAAGCTTGACTGTCAACCTCTTCGACCACTTGGACCAAAGTAGAAACCAAGGATACAAGGTAATATTACTGTGCATCCCATAAGGCTGATGTGTCCAGAAGAGATCGATATGGGTTCTTGGTTAGCTTGGAAGCTGATAAGACCGAAGAAGAACTCGTTGACTCCCTCTCCGTCTGCGTTGGTAAGGGTGACGATTTCTGCGGAGGGGAAGAGGGTACAGAGGATGATACAAGCACAGAGCGTAGACACCCCGATAACAGCAAGAATACGACGAGTAAAAGAAACAAACTCCCCAGTACCGCTTTTAGCGATTTCAGCTTGTAGTCGAAGGAAATTATCAGACGCACGAGCCTCTCTCGCCATTTCAAGATCATGCTTCTGTTGTTTAGCTTCAAACACATATCCAAACACACCTTTAAGAATCGCACCCATAGCAGTGCTACCACCGCCCGTGATAAATAACATAAGTAACTCACCCATCTTTTCACTTCACTCCGTATATAAAATAATCAAACTTACCTCTAAGTATATCTAACTCTTTTTCTAGGTATTTAATTCTCTCAAACTGTTGATAGTCAGATGTTATCGGTGCATCCTGTAGTGACATGAGATGATCTAGGTCTCCTTTGGATTGTTCTGCAAACTTCTCAATGTGTAACATCCGTGCTGATAGATCGCCTAGCATAGTACCCTCGTGTTGTACCCGACCTAGTCCGTTATCCAGCTCATTGATCTTGTTCCATATAACACTGTATCCCCAAACCACGCTACCTACCACAGCTATTACTTTAGCCATGAATGCGAGGTTAGCTTTTACTTGTACATTCTCGCCTATCTCTGTTGCCATAGACTTCAACATAAACAGAAACCCCTACCTAGGCGAAACAAAATGCAAAACAAAAAAAACCTAGATAGGGGTCTGTATATGAATGAACTATCTACTATCTACTAAATATTACTTACTGCTAGTCGTCTGTCAATCTCTTCGTGATATGCTTTATCACCGGAACGATAGCGTGGATCAGACTGTGCTCGTGCTAACTCCTGCATACTTTTAAATG